GGGGGGGAGCGTTGTGAGGTCAAAAGGGAACCTCCTCACAACTTGTGAAAATCTATTCGTTGGGCCTCATCTCGCAACAAGCCGCCGGCACTGAATCCGTCCGCTAAGTAGCGAACGGTGTACCAAACAGAGGCTGCCATTGGCGCCACCACTTTGAAAATATAGTTACTGTTCTCCGTCATGCGGAACTCCGTTGAATCCACAAACTTGGTGGTATCGGAGAGGTTCGCAATGAGAGAATAGAGACTATTTTGCGTGTCAATGGTGCCAAAGTCGATATGGAATCGCTTCTCGCCTTTGTTTCCGGCGTTGGCTTGGCTCACGTATAGATTTAACAGGGTATTTAGGGAATAAGTGCCCACTGGCAATTTGATACGCAACACATTCGATGTGGTGTCTTGCGACGCCCCACGAATTCCGTTGATGTTGGTATTTGTAATTGCCAGCGATGTGGCACCCAATGATCCCAGAATGGGCACATCCGTAGTTGAGCCCATGCAAAGTACTTGCGCCTCCGGCACATCCACAGTTCGGTGAAGCTGTGGAGTGAAGAATTCGACCGTGTACGATACCCAAATGTGGCCTAACAGCTCGGGGAAAAGCTCACCCGAGCTGTGTGTCGCGGCGATGTAAAATCGCCCCGCATCGTACGTCTTTTGGTCGTAGCCGGGGACGTCTGCTGGTGAATTATACTTGCGCGTGTAGCCACCCATCATTGATGCTTTTCCACACCTCATGATTGAGCTGCGGTAGACGGGCGCCATTACGGCTCCTTGATTGCCCATCAGTTCAACCTCGTCTATCGGAAAATTGTCCGACACGTCATAGTCTGTTGCCATTGTGATTGAACCTGATTTCGTGGTCGGCATTCGAGTGATGTACTCGAATTGACAACGATCAAGGCGGTAAGTCTCAAAGCGCGATGCCAGCGCTGAGAGCCAGGGGAACGTTTGTGCGTCCCCTGGATTAATTCGGTAGTGGGAAAGTTCAAAGCCTTCCTTAGTGGCTATGAATTTCCCTATGTACTCCCTGTGGGTTATACACATGCCGCGCGTTGTATTGCGGACGCGCGGCGCACTGCTCTTTTGTGTTGTGCCGTAACTTGTCGGCGGGTTGCTGGGAGCAGGACCAGACTTGCGGTTTTTACCTTTACGGATGTTTTTACTCTTCTTTGGCATCTTTTTGAGCCACGGCAGCGTGGCTCATTAGATGCTTGACGAAGGCTGAGAGTACCCGGATCCGTTGTCCCAGGGGGTTGTTAGCCATGGAAGCAATTGTCCCATAAAACTCGTCCAAGTGCGGCTTGTTGGCTAACAGCTTGAAAGCTGCTCGCGGCCAATTCAAAAGCCAGCACGTCCATTCACCACCAACACAACTGTATTGGTGCGAACAAAATTCAAACCCGTTTCCGGGCACCACCTGCTGAGCGTCTCGCAGAGTATAACCGATCTGCCAGTAAGCTGCTACGAGTTCCGTTACGCTCAGGGTGTTCCATTCAATGCAGTCGTCTCCAAGATTTATTTCATTCTCAGATTTAACCACTTTAGCTGCCACTCGGCGAGCTATGCAGTTGAACGGAGTTGTGCCCATAGTACCGGAAGGCATCTGCCCCACCCTATTTTTGACATAGAGTGAGTCGCCTACCACGTACAGGGGGTTTGTTCTCAAAAGTACCCAAGTTTCCATCGCAGCGTGATAGCGTGCGACAGACCCATTCGGTTTCATCAGCGGGTTGTGCACGTGGCACACACTCGCGTGCAAGAGTTGGACCGACATCGATCCATCCCATTGCTTGATGTCCCCGCAGACTGGGTGTCCTGCGGTACTGTTGTCAACTGCTGTAAATCGATCCCCGAGCAGTTGGGTTAATTCAGGGGAAGTTCCTAGTCCCATCGCAGATGGGCATTCGGGGAAAATAGCTTTTTGGGCAGCGGCAAACGGGTCGAACAATGCTCGTTCGACAAGTTGGTCCACCACGCCAAGGCTACAGATAACTCGCCAACGTTTTTCCAAGACTTTGCTCTTTTTGTGAGGTTCATCTTTTGGAAATGTCGATATGGGGTCCGAGAAACCTTCGAGCACGGCTCTATAAGGGTCGCGCGCTATGGCCTCCTGTTCCTCTGGCGTACAAAAGAGAAGCTTGAGAAGCCTCTCGCATGTTGCCATAACCAACATCGTTGATAGTTCTTCGTCATCAAGCAAAGCTCCAATAGTTGACATACCTTTGTTTAGCTTGATTGGGTAACCAGAAGTTGAAGTGCGTTTCAAATGCACCAACTTTTTCTTAACAAGTGCCACCAGGGCGCGGGTGTCCTCCAAGCCAGTGTCTGTAAGACAATCTGGCAGGGTCCACCGGGCATAGCCCTCACGTGCTTTGACGCACGCGTCTATTGTTTCTTTGTTGTATTGACGGGCCCAGTCGACGTATTTTGACGTTTCGCTGGGTTTGTGTTGGCCTTCGGGTTGTCGGCCTTCTGTTTTTCCTTCTTTTCCTTCATTTCCCTCCTCTTCCGTTTCAGCGCTCTCTTGGAGGGGGGCTCCTGGGATTGCGCAGATGTGCCCACGGGCGAGGGCTTCGAGGCCTTCTTTTGTGGTTTCACGGCGGGGGGGAGGGTAGCAGAAACTTGCTGTTTCAGGGACAATATCTCTTGTCTCATCAGAGACAGTTCGTGTTTGATTGCGGTTAAAAGTTCCTGCTCGGGCGCACTTGCCAACGACTGTATATCCTTCGATATGGTTTCCGCTACCTCCTCGACAGTAGTCTGCGTTGAACTGCAAACTGCGTTTGGCGTCTCCGTACTGTTGTGGGAGGCCTCGCCAAAAGGGTTGTCGATTTCAACTTGCGTCTCGATTGACGCCGTTGACATTTCGAGTTCATCGAGGTCGGGCAATATCAGCGGTTCAACGTCCGGCACTTCTGGCAAGCCAGTTGTGTCTTCGAACGCGGCTTCACAGAGTTCGTCTAGCGTAGGTACGCTGTCGAGTTCCTCTGTGTCGCAAGTGAAAAGAGAATTCCATGATCTCATTTCACACCGCAGTGTGCTGTTTACGCTGGCAAACTTTGAGAACGCTTGCCGGCGTTGTTGGGGGGTGCACAGTTCCAATGCTTTGCATAGACGGTTAACTTTCGCTTCTGGATTCCGCGATTCGCGGTACAGGTCATCAAAGCCGTATTTCTCTTCAAATTCGTCAAAATCCGGATCATCCTGTTAAGGGCCGGTGTATACGTCATGGAAGGAATACTCATCGTCGCTAGAGCTTCTATCGCGTCTGAACCGGTGTTTCCGGTCTTCAATGCGTTGTTGCTCACGCTCTTCATGTTCTTGTAATGCTGTATAGTCATTTTCGTATCCATAGTGATCGTTGTCTAGTGCCATTGTGAGATCGTCGTAGTCGTGGGCCCAAAAATATTGGCCACTTTCATTTACGTACATCTCCCCTTCTGGGTACTGCACTTTCTCGAAGTCCCCTACGTCAATGTCGTAAAGGTCGTCGTGGTTAATCCACTGATGACCGGGTACTTCGTGGTCGAGCAATGATTCGCCCTGTAAGCCTAACTTGAGGTTATTTACTTTAACGGGGCGTTTGCCGAGCCATATGGCGTCGAGCGCGGCTTCAAAGCGAGCCGCTTGGGGGGTGTCGGCTTTCTTTACAAATTCGTAAAGAACGGAAAAATCGACGAACACATTGTGTTGCTTTTCCCCCATACCTTGGTTGTAACATCCAATCCACATGCCGACGCCGGCTTCAGTGGACCCGCAGCGTTGCACTACGAGTCCTCCGCTAAAGCCACCGGCGTCAGGCGATGCCGCTGCCAATCCCAACATGCCGAAGCTGTGTTGGGCACAGGAAATTGGGGGCCGGTACACCGTCCCACGCGCTTTTCCTGGCCGCGGTTCCATCGCCTTGACCGACATAACTCCTGATACGGTAGCTGGTCTGGCGAGGACTGCTGGTCCTGCTCGTTTGAGAGTTTTCACCCCTCTTAGAGAATTCCACAGTCTTTCTGTCATTTCAAAACATTGTACGTCTAGCGCTTCAATCACTAGGCCCATTTTGGGCAAACGCACTGATTCTTTCATTGTCAGTCCGATGGATTTTTCGCCTTGTGAGGTCGCATCAACGTGGACGTTTAGGACGGCCCAAAAGCCAATCCTTACGCCACACGCGACTGGGATTCCTCCGCTAAACACATAGAAGCATCCATCAGGCAGCACTGCTGGTATGGGCGCACCATAGCCCAACATTGCTTCCCGTCGCAATCCATATTGCATGGATGGCGGGTCTTCTTGTTTCCTAGCGAGCAAATGTCTTTCGATTGTGTCTTGTTGTTCTTTGATTTCTTCTTTGAGTCTTTCAAAGTCCTCGACGGTGGAGTCCGGTGAATTGTAAGCGTCGCGCAGCATAGCTTGCGACTCTTGCATTTCCCATTCTCGAATCCGTTCACCGGTTGTCATGACGTGGCGGCGACCAGCATATGCCAAAGCATATGCTACGCGCTTACACGCCGTACTCAAAGCGTCCAAGATGACCAGTATTGTAACTGCAATCACCCTAGTGCCAAAGTACAGGCAACGAGTCGTTGCTATGACCACCGTGGTCCACATCAGGGACAGTTTAAAAGTGTCCGTCCCCAATGGGCTCGACGGGAGGAAGCCAACACACATTTGCAAGCCGAACATTGTAAGTGTCCGGCATTGCTGCATGAATGACAATTGCGTCTGTGACAAAGCGAAATTTGCCAAGGTTATGTACAAGGCTACAACTGCCATGCACATAGACACGTTTGCTACTGTCTGTTTGCAGCAATTAAGGCCCTCAAAGCTAAGGTACTTTAAGGCCCAACGTGTTCTTTTGAAGAGTGTTTTAGGCGGCTCTTCGAACGCCCCGAATAGGTTATAAAGGCTTGTTGTTGTATGCATC